CTCCTCAAAAGGGAGAGAGCCTCACACGATATTCGTCGTGGCTTCTGTTGTACTGTGTACCAACAAGTTTCCACACACCGAACGGACAGGACTATGCCTTACTATCAGGAGTGGATTGAAAATCAATCCACGGCAGGGTATTTCAAACGTTCTGCCGGTGCGACTCGTCAAGAGTCCACTGGGAGAGCGAATGTCAACCTTGTCATCCTCGACACCTATCGTTCTCGACCTGGGAGCCCAAAAGGCAACCTGGTTGAACGAGTCGAGATTCCTGACGCTAAGGCCGATCCGTTTAATGTTTTCGCAAACAGAAATCGGATCAAGCGTGACGCAGCGATCTCTCGCGGATTTTCCATGGACCTCTTCAAGGAGGACCGTGGACATCCATTTCAAAGCATTCGCTATGAATCAGAGGGATCTCTCTGGTCGGGCTCACTTGTGACCCCTACCAGTTACTACACGGACGAGCAGCGAGGTGCAAATCTCGATGTCATCGGGGATGATACAGACAAGTTTGGGTTTCAAGATCCAAGCTGGTCTGATCTCCCCGCGTACGCGCAGACTGCTTACGCAAAAGCCGCCCCAGATCCTGCCATCTTCAAGCTGTCAAACTTTCTTGGGGAACTCCCGATGGGACTTCCCAAGTTTGGTACAGCGTTCGCCCACGCGAACCTGCTCAAGAAGACTTCGTTCTTCCGAGCTGTTGGAGATGACTATCTGAATCTGAGTTTTGGATGGATTCCATTCGTCTCAGATTTGGTATCGATCGGTCAATCCCTCGCGGGAGCGACCACAGCTTTGTTGGGACCTCGCGGTCCCTTGCATCGATACCGGGGCGAGGACCCCAATTCCTCTGGGTCGAGTTCCACTATAGCTATGGGTCGGGTTATTCCCACCTCTACGGTGATGAATAGCCGTTCCCCTATCTATACTTCCTTCATGAGGAAGCTTGATGGAACGCAACCGACTGGTGCCATCGGCAACGGAAACCAATTCCTTTGGGGAAAGATTTCTTATTCGTCGATGACAACAACAGAAAGGTGGTTCGAAGGAGAGTATACCTTCATTCCGAAGGTTGGGTTTAACCCCGACTCATACTTCGATCGTCTTGAGGCCCTCATGGACCCCACGATTACACCTTCTGTCCTTTGGGAATTGGCACCCTGGTCCTGGCTGACGGATTGGTTCCTAAAAATTGGGAACACAATCGCCGCTAACGAAGTGGCATCCGATAGTCGGATCATCAGCAACTATGCATATGCTATGGAGAAAGTCGAGATTAAGAGAGGAGCAATCTTCTCTTCAATCGGAACAGGCTCCGTAGGATATGCAGGCCCTACTGCCATTGCAAGGCAATGGACAACCACCGGCAAGCGCCGGATTCGGGCCAATCCGTTCGGTTTCAAGCCCATGACGGCTGCTGGTTTGAACCCAAACCAGTGGACGATCTTGGCAGCACTCGGCTTAGCAAAAGCCGGGCGCTAACTCAATCACCCACCCCCTGTTAGTCACACACACGTGTGCAAACCACATGGAGCGTCATGCTTAGCGATCCCCAGTCCGTTACCATTTCTGGTACGGCCAGTTCTCTCCCGAAGCTCGAGCAGCGGGCGGACACGTCCGTTTACTCGAACGTTGCCGACGGCGTCGATCTCTTTGTGACCCAGAAGGTCGCAAAGGACGGTCGTCGTCGCGCAACGGCTTCTCTGCAGAAGAGTGTCATCGTCACTGATCCCATCACTGGGCTCAAGTCGAAGATCCCTTATTCGATCTCCGTCGGGATTTCGTATCCCGTCGGTATCGCAGCTGCAGATGTCGTCGCACTTTACACAGCGGAAACCACCGCGCTTGGTGCGTCGTCGAACGCTCTTCTCACGAAGATCGTGAACGGGGAGCGATGACAGATGTGATTGTCGTGCTGCTTATCGTTGGCCTTTCTACCTTGACTTCCATCTCGGTAGGGGCCTTCGTTTTCGCAGCCAAACGGTAGCATCTTCATCGTTTGAAGAATCGCTGGGCTTGATGGATCTCACACCCAACAGAAAGGGAGAGATGAAAAGCCTATTAAAGCTCCATCTCACGGCACTGGCAGACGCCGGTGCCTTGTGCCACGTCGATACCGCACGTGATGCTGAAAGCCTCACGCGTCGGTACGAACACGAGGGTGATCCGTTTCTCACGATCACCTTGCCAACCTTCGCGAAAGACCTTGAAAAAGGTCTTCGCAATGGAGTTTGGCCCGAGACGAACCCTCGATTTGATCGAAGGTCAGGGCTCCCCGTACTCTTACGGGGTTTCCTTCTCCGCGTGTTCGACGACAATGGGTGTCTGCTCGATGACCCGGATGCGAACTGCATCTGGGCTGTGCGTCAGATTTGCTACCTGACGCAAAAGGTAGAGAGGCCCGTCTCGTCTGAGAGACTTGACGAAGCTTTTCGTTCCTTCATCGAGACCGATGATGCCTTGGATGATCACTTTATTCGCCTTTCGGCGAATATGCCCTGGTTGGAGTTCCAGGAAGTGACCCTCAAGGTGTATGGGCCGTTGTTTGACAAGCTCGAGAGAGACATTGCCAACTTCGAACTCATACCTTCACATGGACCGGGTGCCGTGGCTGACCGCCTCGACCACCCTGAGCGCTGGGAATTCCCTTACTGGCCCGAAAGGCTAGAATCGGTATTCCCTAGCTGGCGCTATACTCGGAATCTTCCTGAGTATGGCCATGTGAACATCATTGCCCGTGACAGCGAACTACCCGTCAGGGTTGTCGCTGTACCGAAGACACAGTCAGCGCCCAGGATCATTGCTATTGAGCCCTCTGCTATGCAGTACGCACAGCAGGCACTCAAGGCTAAGATCTACGACTATGTCGAGAAGCTCCCCCTCAGGGATCTTATCGGCTTTGTCGACCAGGGCAGGAATCGTGAGCTTGCTCATGATTCCTCGCTGACCGGTCATCTCGCTACACTCGACTTGAGTGAAGCATCTGACCGTGTACATGTTGATCTCGTGAAAGCCATGTTTCATAGATGGCCTCACTTGCTCGATTTTGTACTTGACACTCGGTCGGAGTGGGCTGACGTCAATGGGACCGAATGGCCCCTGGCGAAGTTCGCTTCCATGGGTTCTGCGCTCACGTTCCCTCTTGAGACAATGGTGTTTTCCATCATTGCGCTCATGGGAATGAAACGCAGCGGATGCGACACGAGCCCCAAATCCTGGGGTTCGGTCGTTAGCATCTATGGGGATGACATCATTATCCCCACGGATGCTGTGGCTGACGTCGTGAACCTTTTGTCCATTTTCGGATTCAAGGTTAACGAAGACAAGTCTTTCTGGACTGGTAAGTTCAGAGAGTCATGTGGAGCCGATTACTATGACGGCATTGATGTTTCCGTCGTTCGGCTCCGTCTGGATCCTCCCGGATCCCGTCAGGATGCAGCCCAAATCGGAAAGTTCTCTGATTTCCGCAACCGGTGCTTCCGCGCCGGTCTGTGGAGAACAGTGAAGCATTGTGATGAGATCCTCACGGACCTCGTCAAAATGAAGCCCTACCGGACTTCTGACAATGCTCCCGTACCATCAGGTACCTTGTTCATCGATACTTTCCTGCCTATCAAATGGGACGCGCGTTACGACGTGCATCTTCACCGATGGGTTAGGAAGTATTCGGTTGTCAAGCCCGAGCGCCGACCTTACACGGTCGACGGTCAAGGGGGACTTCTGAAATGGTTCCTCGAAGCGGGTTCGCCTTCTTCGTCGAGTTATTTCACCTCCGATCCATGGATGGAAATCCATGAGGGTCAAGAACGTCC